GTGTTGATGATTTTGAATCGCAGGCGACCACCAGAGCGCTGCTTGAACATGTTGACTTGTTCTGGGGTTAGTTCAAGAACTCTGTACTTCCAGCCAATCATTCTAACTCTTCCATCGAGGATGTACTCGTCAGAGTCGTTGATGTATCGAATGGTCGGCAAGTTGTTTTCTCCGTGCTCAATAAACAGGGAGTAGTCCCAGTTAGGTGCTTCGGGAGAAGATACGCTTCCGTCAATCGAACCGGACAGACCTTCGATTTTTCCTTCGGTTCTGGCAGTACCAGACTCACCTTCAGGAGCTTCGTCAAGGACATACTTGGGGACACCAGCAGGGTGTTTTACCATGATTTTACCAGACACAGTACCTGCTTGAAGCAGGTGTTCTGCGGTTCCGTCGCCTTTGAACCCAATTGGGGTACCACCGGCGTTTGGGGAGGTGTTTGAAGTAGCGTGCCAATTACCTAGCTCAGCGTTCATGAACTTAGGCTGAAGTGGAAGGGTTGGGCACAACTGGTACAAGTTGCCTTTGAATGGTTCAAGGTCGTCAAAGGAGATGTAGCCAGAGTCAAAGTCGGGCTTTAGGATGTTTCCTTTGAGGTCTGCGGCAGATGCAGAATCGCTGATGTCGTAGTATGCTTGGATGGAGTGGATACCGTACTGAGCCAAAGCTGTACCGTCAGTTCCGTTAAGTGCTTCAGGTGAAGCGGTGTGTCCGACGTTCACGGTATCTGCAAAGAACAGGTCAACGACCATTGGTTCAACTGCGGTCACCAGATGCATTCTGCTTCTGATGCGGACTAGATATCCGGGTTCAAGTTTAACACCTTGCGAATAAATCGGGGTGTCTCCTACATTTGCTACTCTTCCGAACGCGTTTCCGCTTCGGTTTCCTTGGTTTGCGTTTGCCATATTATCACTTCTCTATCTGTGTGCGGGCTGGGCCCTTAGCTTATCCGATAGGAAGGTTGCATATAATGCCTTTCACTGAAGCGGCTTATTTCCTCTTAGCCATCCTACTAGCATATACCTCTCTCCTTTGGTTACTGGAGTTACTTTGTGTAGGATAAAGGAAGGGAATAGAATCATCTTCCCTTGGACCAGAGGAACTGAAATGTCTTTTGGGCTAGTCTTCACAATGAGTTCTCCGCCTTCGTAATTTTTTGGTGGACTCAGTGGTATCACAAACGACAGCTTTCGATACATGTGCTCACCACCACCGATATCAAGGTGCCACCCGTAGTGTCCACCAACATTGTACTTTAGCAGTTGAAGTTTGTCCATACCCTCAAGAGAATACTGCCAAATTGTTGAGTTGACTTGTCTTGCTGCATTTACTACAAGGTCGTATAACTCTGGATTGTCACTTGAGTTAATGGCTTTAGCTAGAGTTTTCCTAATGCCTTTGTTTACTGCGGGCCTTGCCCCTATACCTGGTACATCGAGGTCCTTGCCGTATTGATGAATCAACTGACCGCAGTGCTCTGGTGATAGCACTGGCTCAGTTGTAATAGAAGTCGCAGAAAATCTCATGATTATGCTGAGATTCTTTGCGTACATAAGGGTGCTTGAATGACCCTTTGAGAAAGTGTAGGTCAACAGGGGCCGAAGCCCCCGTTGACTTACGGGAAACTGACGCTCCGAAGAGCCGTTCTTTGTAGGTGTGTTGCCACACCAGTTGCTACTGCGAGAGTAGGTTCTTTTTGACTTGGTCGTTTACCGAATCAAGCGATTCTGCCGATAGCCAAGATGGTGACGAGAGCGCCAGCACCTGCGATACCATCGTTGAGTTCAGCAGCAGTGCTGGACTCGGTGATAGCGTCTAGGCCGTCTGTGACTTTTGTTGCACCGAGGATACCGGAGTCATCCAAGAGTGGTTCAAGGTCAAGAGTTCTAACACCGTGGTTACCAGCGAGTGTGGTAAGGTCGGATGCGAACTGAGCAGCCATGAGTTGAGCCTGTAGCAAGTGTGGGAACCCTTGCAGTTCGTCAGTCTCAATTCCCGTAGGCGAAGCGTCCGTGAACAAGTCGTCTGCGGTCATGGTATCGTTTGCGTTGATTTGAGCCATACCGACGTTGAGAATTCCTTCCCAAACCATTCCACGGTTGTTAGCATCAGTAGCGTCGTACTGAGAGCCAGCCATAGGAACTGCGTTGATGTCTTTCAAAATGTTGCCTTCGACAATGTCAGTTAGAGCAGTTGCGTATCCTGTTGCGTCAACGTCGCCGTCAGCGACGAAGCAAGTAAAGTCTGGGCGAACTGCCGCAGGGTATTTACGAGATGCAACAGAGTGTACGTTTTCTGCCATTGCTTTGGTTGTGGTAGCGTCAGTCTCGATAATCAACACGTTCGTTCGAACGAGTTGAAGGTTGGAACCGAATGCGACGTCAAGTCCTCCTAGTGAAGCCATAACTTGTCACCTCCAATGTTACTGTATTCCCCGGAGGGAATCAGCTCAACTCTCCAATGTTTTGGGTGAGCTGAATCAATTCATGATGTTGACCTACGACGCTACCAATAACTCTCCACTTCTCAGCGCCAGAGATGGTGCTGTTTCCGAAGGATGCAGCTCCACCGACAACTCTGTGAGAGCAGTTGATGTTCTTTTCGGGTTCGATGACGATTGGACTTTCGTACCAGACGAAAGGCTCTTCAAGAACTTCGAAGATTTGTTGGTCGATGACAGGTGTTTCGATACCAGAGATAGCCCATTGGTGCTCGGTAATCAAAAGTGGTGTCACAGGGTATTGAATACCCATGATGAGGTAGAAGAACTCTTCAAGAGACTTGAAAGAGAGTGTCTTGCTAGCCCATCCGAAGGAGTCAACGCTAACTGAGTTAGGGTTGCCTGTGCTTCCGGACGAAGGAATCAACCATTGGCCGAAGGTTCCTAGAATACTGAATTGGTCAGCACGTAGGATACCTTTACCGTAGTCGCCCTTAGGCCACACGCCTTGGCTGCCTTTGCCCCAGTGGGGAAAGTTGCTGGCGATTTTCGTTTCAATAAGGGACAGATAAGATTTAATCTGTCCAGTCGGTCTGTCGTAATAGGGTCTTAGCTCCATATTTTTGTTCTCCTGCCCAGTTGGGCAATTAGCCCCATAGGCATTTCATATATGAAGGAGTTGGTTTAGTTGAATCTTGCTTGAATCTCCGTAGACATCTTTTTACATGTGAGGGGTATCAGCCAAGTATGACGGACGAGTCTTCTAAGCAGATAACCATCCGCTTTACTTTGAGTGACTGGGTGCAGATACTTAGGGAAGCTCAAGATGATGGTATCAAACCTGTTCAGTATATTCGTAGCACTGTGCTTAAGAGACTGAGTGGTACTCTTGTAGATGTTAAGTCTATAGACGCTTACATTAGGCAGAGAGAAAAGGACAACCTTCTCAACAACCGTCGCCAGCTTTGAGGTAGTAACTTGTCAACCATCTTAGTGTGGCTTTACGAATCGGCTGCACTTCTTTGCTTACTAGAAGTAATTTGGTGGCTAGGTATTGCAGCCTTTTACAAGCTAGCCAAGGACTTAGATAAAAAGTGAGTCGCCGGCGAAACTGGAGAAATACAATCCAACCCGAGAACCGACGACTCGAGGTTCTCGAGCAAATCTACGTCGTGTACTTGGTATAAGAAAGTAGGGGTGGAGACGAGGTGAGAATGAACGAGGTCCGGGACACCTCGCCTCCGAACCACACTCCCAACAGGAGAAGAAGTGCAGTGGATTGAATTCCCGGACAAAGTGTCCTAGGGGTATTCAGTATAAAAAAGTTTGAAGGTCCAGACACCTACCGGGGCCCGAAGGCCCCGGCAGAGCCGGGGTGTATAGGTATGTCACCATACCAGTTCTACTTAGTTAGTTCTCGACTTCCTAAGTAGGTTCTTTACAAGGTCGCTGAGTTATTATCTTCAGAAGATGTTAACTCGAGGAGCTGCGCCCATACCGAAGAGTTGTTCACCCTGTGGTGCTGGGAGCATTTCCGCCTCACCCATGCCTTCGTGTGCGTTACCTAGGTAGCCAAGGTAGCCGCCTCTGTATCCAGCGATGTTTCCTCTGTAGCCGTCAAGCGAGAATGGGTTGACAGCCTTGAAGGCCTCGTTGAGTTGCGGGATTTTGCTGACGAGCGCACCAGCGGTGAAGACACCGATAGCAGTCATGTTAGCAGCGATAGCTGTCTTCTCGTTGACGCCAGCAAACTGAACTGCAGCGTAAGCGATAGCCGAGGACAGACCGACACCCAGAGCTACTTGACCGAGGTCATTTTGCAAGAGCGTGCTCACCACAGGCACGTTGGCGAATCTGGTGGTGAGTCCAACACGGTTAGCAAGCAGCACAGTGAGCGATGGTAGAGCAAGGCCAGCAAGGACAATGCCCAGAGCGGACATGTCCATGTGCTTCTTAACGAAGCCAGTGAATCCACCGAGTTTTGGCATTTTCATTCTGCGGGTGGTGCTTCTGCGTCGAGCAGTTCTGCGTCGAGCAGTTCTGCGTCGGGCAGTTCCTCTGCGCTTGGTCGACTTTCTGCGTCGGGTCGTTCTTCTGCGCTTTGCAGGAGACTTTCTGCGTCGGGTCGTGGACTTGCGTCGGGTCGTTCTTCTGCGCTTTGCAGGAGACTTTCTGCGACGGGTCGTGGACTTGCGTCGGGTCGTTCTTCTGCGCTTTGCAGGAGACTTTCTCCTACGGGTCGTGGACTTGCGTCGGGTCGTTCTTCTGCGCTTTGCAGGAGACTTTCTACGACGGGTCGTCGATTTACGACGGGTTGTCTTTTTGCGTCGAGCGGGTGCTCGGCGGCGAGTCGTAGATTTACGAGCTGCCGTCTTTCTTCGTCTTGTGGTAGTTTTTCTTCTAGCCATTTTCTTTCCTCCCTTTCGGGTACGAGTACTACTCTTGCGCTTGGTTGTCGTCTTCCGACTCGCAGCCTTTTTGGCAGCTCGTCGCTTTGCGGGTCTGCGAGGATTCAAGATGACAACTTCTTGCAGAGGCATAGTACTCAACAGGTCCCAAGGACGTCTAACATATAAAGAAGTTGGAAAGTATGACAATGCAATAACTGTAATAAGTACAGCACACCTCGCATATTCAATGAGCACAAGAAAGCAGGTACAGAATAGGGTTAAGTCCCATCCTGTGACTGTTACCTTAGACAAGGAACTTCTTGAGTGGCTAGAGTTTCAAATTCAAAATAGGGTCTTTGCCAACAGAAGCCATGCAGTTAACCAAGCGATTGGCTTTCTACAATGGACACTTAAGACAAATCCTAAGATGTTTTACGGGGAACGAATTGCTCAACCACCTCAGCCAAGTCGTCCGCCGCAGCCCGATAAAGGGCCGAACTTCCCTCGCTAATGAGAATTACTACACTAGGTATGGATAGTACTAGACTACTGTAGTTAGAGCAGAAGGTAACCGATGAATCCATTGAGATAATTTCTGTATCACTGAAGTTATCAAAGTAACCTAGGACTGTTGTAGTTAGTTCTTTATCTGATACCTCTGGAATCCTTGCAACGACAAAGTCAAGAGTCGCTACCTGGGGCGTAAGGCTTGGGTCAAAGGTGCGTATGTCGATGTGAAAGTTTGAGTTGACTCCGGCATCGTGAAGCTGCTTCATGAAGTCTGAGTTAAGTGACTCAGAAGTATTGTGGTTTAGCACCGAATCGGAAACCCTGGCCATCAGAAGAGTTGGTTCAATCCTACGAAGTTTAAGTGAAGCCATTACCATCCGAGCAAAGTGTTCGGATGTTGGCGAGGTTCGCGAATCAGTAACTGTGATAACTACCATCTAGATAGCCTCAGGTTAGTTTTACTCTTAGCCCTATCGGCTGAAACTGGCTCGTGTTTCTTCCATCCACCGCCACCCGTCGTGTAGTAAAACCAAAACTTGTTCATGTCTTGGAAAAAGAAGTCTCTGGGATAGTGGTCCAAGTTTTTACTCTTGAGATAGTCGGGTCGGTCATCAATTTTGAAGATAAACTTGTTTTCACTTTGAGTGTCCCCGGTGTCGTTGAGTAGCTGCATTCTTTGAGTTAGCGCCATACCTACTATACCTAGTCCTGCTCCTACTGTCCATATCATTTCTATTGCTTTACTACTTCCTTTCTTTGTATATAGTTGTAGTTCGTCGATAGCGATAACTCGGCGTATTCTTCTAAAGCCGTCTGTGCGTTGTAGGTTAAACACCAACTCAACCATCCGGTCAAGTGCTTCTGTGTTTTCTGGAGAAGTCGCTGGTGTTCTAAAGACAATACGAGGAACCTTTTGGAGTAATTTTTCGTAAACTTCCATCGGGCTGTAACACACTTCTCCAAGGTTCTCATAGTCCCTGTCATGCTTTGGGTCAACGAAGATGGTGTGCACTCGGTCGTCTTGAAGGCGTTTGAGGACCTCGCCTGTGAAGTAGGTTTTACCTGAGCGAGTCATCCCTAAAACAACTGAGTGGCGATTCCTCACTGAGTCAATCGTGGTGCCCGACAGCTTCGCCATGATTGGTTTAGTCTTCATCCGCTATTTCAAAAATACTCTTCGAATGGGTCATCTTCAGAGAACTCTCCGTGTCTCCATTCTGGTGGATTGGTCACCGCGCCCAGCATCTTCTTTACGCCTGCTCGATATGCTGCCCCAGTCATTTTCCTTGAATACACTGGGCGATAGACATTCAAGTAGTCTGCGTCTTTGTTGGCTAATTTGGTTTTGCCTGCAACATTAAGGTAGTATTCTGCTGCCTTGCTTGAATACGGGTAGTTGTCTTTGTAAGAAAAGGCGGTCAACCATCCGTAAGACTGGTACAGGTCTGAACGCATAGGCGTTTCTCCCATACCGTACTGCTCCATGTTGTTTGCTTCTAAGAATCCTGCTTGGTATGTTTTGATGATTCCATAGTAACCTTTGCCCTTTTGCCCTTCAGACATCTCGTATCCTCCGCCTCCGCCTACTGCAAATGGGAAGCGCTTTTTGTTTTGAAGTGTAGCGACCATTGGTGTTTCGTATACCCTGAACCTTCGTTGGCGCTGGTTGCCTTCGTATTGTGTGCGCACGCGCCCTATTTGGGGTAAACTCTTGCCGTTGCTGTCTTTTCTCCATACTTTTCGATTAGTTAGATAGTCTACTAGTTCCTTGGGAGATTGAGTAAGTATCCCGAAGCGAAGTTCATCAATTAGTTGGTTTCCTCGACTAAGGGTGATTGTTGCTCGCTCCATAGACTCGATGTATTCTTTGTACATTTTCTGTTGCTTTGGTGGCAGTTTTAATCGTCTTGAGTTTTCTTTGTATTCTATATTTTCAACCGTTAATTCAATCGTTAGACCTCTTTCTGCGGCTTGCTTTTCGGCTAACTGCATGAGTTCATCGCCGCTCATTTTGATAATTTTATCGTAGCGGTCGGACCACTTCTCTGGGTCTCTTGCTGAGATAAATGAGGGTGGATTGGGTTTGTCTTTCACCGTCTTATCTTCAATGCGCTTCCATATCTTCTTGATTCGAGGATGCCATGGGACTCGTTCGCCTTTCTTGGCTCGTGCTTTCTTTCGAGCCTGCTTACGGATAACTTCCTTTCCTGAGTCTGTTCGTATCAGTGACTTAACTACTGCAGCGGGTAAGCATAGCCTTGGTGAGCCACTTGGGGTCTTGGTTCCTTCTGCTCCGCACTTTTGGGAGTAGTCTATGTCACCTTTGTTGTTTACTTTAATTGAACGCCAGTCTTGAGTAGTCCACCCGTATGATTGGTAGCCGGGAGCCATTGGGTTATCGCGAGTGTTGGGCCAGTGGTCGGGGCGGGTCGCTGGGTGTTCTGACTTTTCACAGCAGCATGGCTTGTCAGGGTTTATTCTTAGAACATGCCCACATCGAGGGTAAATGTGGTTACAGGCATCTTCCATTGATGGTTCTATTCCGCCCTTTATTCCATCAAATGGACATTCCGCTATTATTTGGGTGCCCCAGGGCATTTCCTGATATGTGATAATAGCATCTCCGTCATGGGGTTTTGGTGGGGGATTCTTTCTTGGAGCCATCATAACAGGAATCTTGCCGTACTTTCTCTTCTCTGTCATACCAATCCAAGGGACATCGGGACACTTGGGCATCTTTGCTCGCTTCTCTACCTTTCTCGCGTATCGCCAGGGGTCGTGACCCCAGACCCAAAGGGAAAGAAGCCTTCGTGATGGTTGGTTCTGAGTTTTCTGTTTCTTAACAAGTGGGCCTTTACGCTTGCCAAAATGGTCGCCCATGAACCGCTTGTTGAATCTGACCTGACGCTTACACCAGTCCCAGTCGGTTTCACCTTTCTGCATGTCGTTGCTTGGCCCGGTCCAGTTATCGAGAGCCTTCTCGTAATAGTCCTTGATAATTCGGGGACCAAGTTTGATGTAGTCCTTCGGTCCCGTTAGGCCGAGTTTCTTGCGCATTTTGAGAATGCGGCGACCACTTACTCTACCACTTTTGATGTTATTCCAGTCCTTTGCCTCTTGCTTAGAGAGCCCAGCGACTTTACCCCAGTCGGAATCAAGGAAGGCTTTCAGTTCCTTGTTCTTCATGTTCACGAGTTCTACCCAGTCTTTGAACCAACTGAAAAGGTCTTTGGGGTTCTCGAAGGAATCTAAGCGAGCGGTGCTTGCTCTGTTGGCTCCTTCCTCTTCTGCACGTTGTTGTGCTTCTACTCGATTGCGGTCTAAGCGTTCTTGCTCTACCGCCTTACGTTCTTCCAGTGTTTGGTCGAGGTGAGCCATTGGCGTTTCTACGTGTCGTGCTTCCCTTTCTGCGGCCTCGGCGGCTTCTGCTTTT